ACGACTGACTACAACCAACTAGTGGCTGAAAGAAACAAGACGGTTCGTGAATTGCTTGATAAGAATCGGGAACTTGCAGACAAATTGAAGAAATATGAAGATAACGAAGATTGAACATGTAGATCTTGGTAAATCTGATGCGGTCGAGACGGTAAACGACTGCAACGTGGAGATGGGGTATCTTCAAGGTCCTTCAGGCTCGCTCCCAGATGTCGATGTCGATTATCAGTCGGACAAGAGGCAGGAGGTAAAGGCCTACACCGAACAGCGCTATAACCACGATGGCAAGCAACGCGTGTTGTCGGCTGGAACGTTCACTACCCTTAAGGCCAAGGCTGTAATCAAGGATGTGGCGAGAACGATGCGGCTTCCTATCGCTACGGTCAACTATCTGACTGCAATGATAGAGGATGACAATGCCGACTGGACGGAACTGTTTAGGATGGCCAAGACCAACCCCAGGCTGTACGACCTTATGGAAAGGTTCCCTAAACTATTCGAAGACATCAGACCGCTTATGGGTAGCCCTCGTTCATCATCCATTCACGCGTCTGCGCTCCTGATCACTCCAGATGAAAAGGATGGCAATGACTATGAATGCTTTGACTTTATCCCCATCAAAAAGGAGGGTAATCTTCTGGTCAGCGAAAACACTGGCGTGGAACTTGATGAACTTGGACTGCTTAAGAATGACTGTCTTGCTACCAAGGAGTTGAGTATCCTAAGAGAGAAATGTGAACTGGTTAATTCCGCATATGGCACTCATTTCAACTTTGACAAACTGATGCTGATGGAGCCTAACGATCCTGAGGTGTTTGAGATGTTGTCGGTAGGAGCCACCCAATCGGTCTTCCAGTTCTCCTCAAAGGGAATCACTGGTATGCTCAAGGATCTGAAACCTACATGCATCGAAGATCTTATCGCAGCCAACGCCCTATACCGACCGGCAACCCTTGATGCTGGCTCGGTGGACGATTACATCAATCGAAAAAACGGATTGGTGGAGCCTACCTACTACTGGGGTACGGAAGACATATTGAAGGAAACCTACGGTATCATGGTATATCAGGAGGAACTTTCAAAGGTAGCCCAGGTCGTAGGCAAGTTCTCAGTCAGCCACTCCATTCAGTTGGTCAAGTACATATCCAAGAAGAAAAAGGACAAGATTCGTGCATCGCGAAAAGAGTTCATGGATGGAGCCATTTCCCAGGGTTGTCCAGAGGAAGACGCAAATGCAATCTGGGATGTCATGGAGGCGGCTGGACGATATTGCTTCAACAAGAGCCACTCTACAGCCTACGCCCTTACAGCATACTGGGGAGCGTGGTTGAAATGCAAGTACCCCACAGCCACCTATACTGTTGCTCTCAAGTGGGCGAATGATGACAAGGAACTCCAGGCAATCATGTCTGAGATGGACCAATATTCGAGGGCAAAGCTCGTACCTCCAGACATCAACCGCTCCAACCTTGACTTCACCGCCGATTTCGTAAAGGACGAGATCCTCTGGTCTCTTACACGCATCAAGATGTGTACAGCGAAATCGATGGGCTGGGTACTGGATGAGCGTGAGAAGAACGGGCCATTCGAATCGATCGAGCAGTTCATCGACCGTATCTTCAAGTATAAGTTGAAGATGTACCGATACTGGGATGATCCTGACAACGAGGATGAGGTTCGTAGATGTCCGGTCAACGCACGTCATATCCTCAACCTCATAATGGCAGGCGCCTTTGATGTCCTTGAAAACGTGACCGATACCACCGACAGGTATCTGATAATCGATAGGGCTGCAAAGAAACTTGGTATTGAACTCAAGGAATCCGACTTCCCAGTTGACCTTATCTCGAAGCATTACTTCTGGTCGCAGCAGCAGCAAAGGGTGTCTGGACTTGGAGCGATAGATTATCGTAAGGTTTTCGACAACTCCAAACTCAAGCCTAACGTGAAGGGCAAGTGCTCATATCGTACCCTTAACGAGATCCTGGACAAGAAGTTTGAGGGAAGAAAGGTGGCCGTATGCTGCACCGTTGCGGATGTGGTCATTAAGAAATACGAATCCCACAAGACTGGAAGGAAGGAGAACTTTGCCAAACTCACGCTTCAGCAAGGTCTAGATATTTCCGAGGTTGTCGTATGGTCTGAGGAATACATGGCATTGAAGGATGCTATCGACTCGTCCAAGGACAAGATAGTCTGCTTTACCGCTTCGGTCAAGTACGACGAATACAGCAAGATGAACAAGTTACAGTTTACACGAACAACATTATTTGAGATAATATGAACATGATATTAGACAAGCCGATAATCTTTGCGGTGGTCGGCAATTCTGGATGCGGAAAGACTACAGCGGTTGAGTTCGTATCAAAGCAGCTTGGTATCCCAGTATTGAGCAGTTACACAACACGTCCGATGAGGGCTGGCGAAAAGAATGGAAGAGAGCACATCTTTACCACCAAAGACCAGATTCCAAATCGCAATGAAATGATCGCCTACACGTTTTTCGGTCATCATCACTACTGGGCAACCCGCTCTCAGGTAGACGGACAGGGGGCTATTCTATATGTGATTGACGAGGCTGGACTTGAAGAGTTGCTTGACAGGTTTGAGAAGATCTACTACATCATTCCAATCTATATCCAGTGTGAGTATATGCCATGGATGAAGAATGATCCACAGCGTGTCAACCGTGACCAGCAACGGAAACGCCTGCCTCGTAACTATTACCGTTCGATAATCAAGAACGATGGTACACTTGACGATCTTCTGGAAAATTTCCATTTTGTGATCAACCGTCTTCTGAAAGTGGACCCAGTCGAAATGATTGCAAACTGGTGTAGAAAGCAATGCGGTCTTCCTACCTCCAAGGAACTCGAAGACCAGTGCAAGGGAATCGGTCCAAATGGTTATTTTTGTGCATAAAATGAAAGAATCGATATGGCTTTACGTGAAGGAATAACACCTATTATCGCCTACGTTCTGGACTGGGAGACGGGAGGCCTAAGTTGCAACGAATGCGGCGTCACCCAGTTGTCGGTCCACGCGGTACGGCTCAATGATTTTGAGAGATTGGGCACATTTATGCGCTACATCATCCCTTACAACAAGCGTACCGACAAGGGTACGGCAAAGAGTAAGAAGACGCTTAAGTCAAAGTATGACGATGGTACTACCGACCAACTCATGGAATACGGCACCGAGGCGCTCGCTGTCCAGGGAGCCACAATGGATATGCTGTATGAGAAGGGTATTCCGCTTGATCAGATGGTAAGTGAATGGCTTGAGTGGATGGACAAGATGTCTGAAGGATGCGGAAAAAGGGCAACCGCCCCGCTTCTGGTCGGACAAAACATTCCGTTCGACGAAGGGTTCATGAGCCAGGTGATGGAATACACTGGTACTACGGCTGAGTTCAAGAAGCGTTTCCGTGGTAACGTTGACTTCTGGGGCAACTGGCATCCTACGATGGTCGACACGATTGTACTCGGCCAGATGGCTATGTGTCATATTCCAGACATCACAACCTACAAGTTGGAGATTATGGCTGAAAGGCTTGGCATCAATCTAGTTGACGCACACGATGCGGATGCGGATGTGGAGGCAACTGAATCGATCTTTGCGGTATTGGGCAACAGGATGCGTGCTGACAACGGTGCGTTTACTGGTGCTGACCTTAAAGAGGTGGAGAAGGACAAACTCAGAAAACATTTCAAGATATGAAACAGGTTACATTAGGTTTTAGCGACACATGGTGGTCAAAACTTACCATCATGGAAAAGGAGAGGGTCGCCTCCAGAGTGTTCGGTCAAGACGTGAAATACCCGGAGTGTACTGGGGTATGGCTCAACCTGGATGAGGAAAAGAAGCGCTGGGTATATGAGCACTGTACAACTGATAATTTTGGCAACGTGGTTCCAAGATTCGACGATTTTTCTTTCAACGATTAATTAACAAAACATGATGACTCCAAACGAATATCAGAATGCGGCACTTGCCACCAAGAATTATGAAACACCAATCATCTATCCATCGCTAGGAATTGTAGGCGAAGCCGGCGAGGTAGCGGAAAAAGTAAAGAAACTGCACCGAGACTTCGGCTGGAACGTTAACGACAAGATTCCAGAGGACCATCGCAAAGAGATCGCCCTCGAACTCGGAGACGTGTGCTGGTATGCGGCGGTACTCTCCCACGATCTGGGCTTCAACCTTTCCAGCATCGTTGACTTCAATAGGCTGGATAATTATGGTGGTTCAATTACAACACTAATCGTGTTACTCAGCGTCACATGCGGAAAACTGGCCCAGGAATCCGTAATCGAATCAAGACTGGATGATCAGGCGTTCGTAAGGCTGTTCAGTCTGGTACGTGTAATCGCATCTGAATTGGACTTCTCACTCGACGATATTCTGGAAATGAACATCGCGAAGTTGGCAAGCAGAAAACAAAGAGGTGTAATCAGCGGTAATGGAGATTTCAGATAATGGAAGAGAACGGCAATTCTATAGTAAAAATCCCCATCAAGAGTGAGGTAGAACGGGTAGGTGGAAACGAACAGTTGAAGGAGCCTACCATCCAGTTCCTCAGATTCACCGACAAGCAGACCATCTCGGTTGACACCAAGGACGGCGAAAAGGTTGCCCAGATCTCTGGATACGGTCTGGAGGTAGGGTTCAACTACAAGTACTTCAAGGAGAGGGAAGACATAGAAGCAGCAGCGGATTCCATCGCGGCCCTTATCATCAAGGTTATCATGGACACCATGATTCAAAAGGCCAACGAAAAGGTGGAACAGCAGACACAGTGATTTTTACCCAAGTCTATTCATTTATAAAAAGGGGGCCGGCCTTGCTCAAAAGGTCAGCCCCCTTATAAGTAATTGGCAATGGTTGACATCAATAAATTCGATAGCCTGACTTCCACCGAAAAGGAGTTCGCCGAACTTTATCTGAGTGGTGACGAGACGTATGCTGGAAATGCGTTGGCGTGCTACCGTAAGGTTTTCGGCTGCAACACCAAACGAGACAACCTCAAGGCGATGGCGCTGCTCGCGAGAAAGGATATCCAGGAGTACATTGTATTCCTTGACTGCCCGAAAGAAAGCGAGTCGATTGAGGCACGTATCATGCGTAGGAAGATCACTGAAAAATTGATGAAGATAGGTGATTCATGCGCCAACATGGATGTGGTTGATCGTCGCGGTTTCAAGACCAGCCCCGCTTCACTTCGATCAGTCAGCGTGAACGCCTATAGGCTTGTTGCCGAAATCAACGGCATAAAGAAGAATGCCGATGAGGACGGTGAAAGCGCTGGGGGAGGTTCAAAAGGCATAACCTTCAATGTCATTGTTCCATCTTCTGCTTCTGAAGTGAAAGTAGAGCAAGAGGCAGAATCATGAGTCCAACAAGTTATACATTTAATCAAGCAGTGTCACAAGGAGTTCAAGGGTCTTTTCTCGCACTGATGACGGCTTTCTTCCTGGAAAGTCTGGAGAATATGATCCCATGGCTTATAGTCATGTTTTTTGTCATCATATGTGATCTTGTCACTGGTATCCGCAAGGTTATCAAGAAGAACGACAAGGTGCGCTTTTCGCGGGCTATAAGGGATACCATGGGCAAAATGGTAACTTATACTAGTTTCGTAGTCATGGTATCGCTGATGAATACGGCGGCTGGAGGCGAATACGACCTCGACAAGTGGCTATGCTTGTTCGTGTGCCTTATCGAGTTATGCTCCATCATCAGCAACATTCTACAGCCACATGGCTATTATTTGGATTTCGCGGGCATTCTAAACATTATCTTCAAGCGCATTTCTCCAGATATAACGAGCGAGGACTGGCATGAGGCAGTCAAGCAGGAGAAGGAGAGCATGAAGGAAAGATACGATAGAGAAGAAAGTGAATACGGCAATCAAGATACTCATTGACAACGGGCATGGCTACAACACTCCAGGCAAGGCATCTCCAGACAAGAGCCTGAGGGAGTGGGCATGGACAAGGGAAGTGGCAAGACGCATCGTAGCAATCCTCAAGGAGCACGGCCACGATGCTGAATTGCTCGTTCCAGAGGACTACGATATCATGCTCACAAAGACCGAATACCTGTACTGGAACGAACGGATGGGCAGCAAGAAGTGGAGTGGAAGGAAGGCTGTCCGTCATCGTGTAGGAAGGGTAAACGACATGTGTCGCATATTCGGTAACAAGAACGTGCTTTGCGTCTCCGTCCACAACAACGCAAGCGGAAACGGAAAGGACTGGTACAAGGCTAAGGGCTGGCTCTCTATGGTCAGTCAGAACTCATCCAGAGAAAGCAGAATGCTCTGCGACTGTCTGATGGAAGAGGCCTTGAAGACAGGACTCAATACACCTCTCCAGTATGCCGACAGGAGTTGGTGGGTAAAGTCTCTGGCCATCACACGAGAAACCAACTGTCCAGCCGTTCTTACCGAAAACGGGTTCATGGACAACAAGGAGGAATGTGCATGGCTTCTTAGTGAAAAGGGGAAGGAAACCATCGTCAACCTTCACGTCAATGCAATCGAACATTACATCAATAAAATGAGATCAGTATGACCACAACTTCAAGCGGAGACAATAGTTTCTGGTACAAGATCCTTGCGGTAATCGTTGTTCTTATTTTCGTCTTCATGCAGGGATGGCTTGCTTCAAAGCGTCACTATGAAGACGATACGTATACCAAGACGGTGATAGATACGGTACAGGTAACCGTTTACGATACGGTTCGAGTCACCAAGCCGGTTCCCAAGGACAGCGTAATCATCAGATACGAGACTATTCCAGTATTCGTTACCGATACTATCACCGATACGATATTCTACGATTTACCGATCGAGCAGAAGGTGTACGGAGATTCGGTTTATACAGCCTGGATAAGCGGCTTCCATCCGAATCTGGATAGCATCTACATAAGACGACGAACCGAATACCAGACCATCTACAAGACCAATACAATATATAAAAAGACAAAAAGATGGGGAGTTGGATTGCAGGCTGGTTATGGTTATTCACACAACAAATTCAATCCTTATATAGGCATAGGTGTTTCTTACAATGTTCTCTCATGGTAATTAATTAGTGTTCAATTAGACACGGTTAGGAAATAGGAGAACTATACTTTAATCGAACAAACCCACAACATGGAGCGGCTTGGACCTGAGGGTCTGGGACGCTCCTTTTTAATGCACAATTAAATGAGATACTTCGAACTTTACTCAGGAATCGGCGGATGGAGAGCGGCATTCAACGCCATCGCCAAGGACATGGAAGTTGAATGCGAATGTATAGGATATGCGGAAATCGACCCGCTCGCAAGGCAAATCTATCGAGGCTATTTCAAGCCCGGAGAAACGGAGATAGAGGTGGCTAACTTCTTCCCGTTCAGAGAAAACATCGACCAAGGCAAACCCATCCCAGTTCGCCCAGGAAGAAAGGTCAATGATCTGGAATACGGCTCTTTCGATATGCTCGTTGCGGATGTACCCTGCGAACTGTACACTGACCTGGAAGATGATACGACAAGCCTTTTCAGCAATATCCGTTGGATGGCATATCATTTCCGTCCAGAGTTTGTCCTTATAGAGGCTCCATGGAATATGGCTACATATGGTAGAGGGGCAAGCCTCCAAGCGATCATCAACACGTTGCAGGAGTTCGGTTACTACTGTTCATTCACCCTTCTGAACGCAAAGCATTACGGCATACCCCAGGAACGTCCGAAGGTATTCATCTTTGCAAGCCAGAGCCATGAACCTTACTCGTTCGAATTCTCCATGCGAATGATCAGTTCTGATGACTGGGTACGCTATCCGTCCGTAAAGCAATACATGAGCGTGCTTGACATCCTGGAAAAGGAGCCAAAAGATAGGGGGATTTGGGTATCAGATCAAAGCAAGAAGTTCATTTTCGCTGACTCATATAGCGGTAAGGCTCTTCATCACACGCTCAACGCAGACCCGGCCATGTCGCTTAAACCAGGAATGTCAAAGACGCTTCGGGCAAACGCCGAGAACTACTATACCAAACGATTCATAGAATCTGGAGGAAGGATTAACGAGGCGTTGCTGTGCGACCAATCCGACTGGAAGAATCTGCCTGACGTGAGAAGGGTTCAACTTAAGGAATGCTGTCTACTCCAGGGCTTTGACGAGGAGTTCTATAATTCGGCAATGCACACATATGTGTCGGACACGGCATTATACAAGATGATCGGGCAGAGTACAAACGTGAACACGGCTTATGCCGCTCTGCATTATATTTTCAATGAATTCGGAATCAAGTAATGGCGGTAAAACTGGAAGAACCTAAAAGCATAAACATCAACTTCAAGCCATCTCCAAAGCAATTGGTGGTATGGAAGGCGCTGATGCCCGAATGTCCCAAATGCGGAGGTGAGGTCAAGCAGATGGAGTATGCAAAGGATATGAATGGCAATGCTTTGTATAAACCAAAATGTACAAAATGTGGCAACGATAACATCCCTCAGACCATCTTATGTGGTGGCGCGGCTGGCGGCGGTAAAGCGCTGTGTATCAATAGTTTAGTGTGTACACCATTCGGTTTTAGGCAATTAAAAGATCTGAAAGTTGGCGATTTAATAACGTCTCCAACTACAGGAGGAATGCAAAAAATTATCCAACTTCACCCAATTGAAGAGCATGAATATTATCGTGTCTCCTTTATTGATGGAACACATGTAGACTGTTCAGAAGGCCATTTATGGAAAATTCATCAAAGTGGCAAAAGGTCTAAACGATTGAAAAGGCATGGCGAAGAATACCGAGACGTTATTGCTGAAACCAAGGAAATGTATAAATGGATTCAGAAGAAAAAGGCTGGCATGTATAAGGGTAGACATCTTATAATACCTCTTAGCGAACCAGTACAGTTTACTCATCCTAAATCGTTGAAGAAAGACAAGCCTATCGATCCATATATTATTGGAGCTTTAATTGGAGATGGGTGCATGACGTATCCGAATAATTCCATAGTGACGCTTACATCTATGGATCAGGAAATCGTGGACATGTTTATAAAATGTGGATACGATATGTCTAATTATAATGAATTTGAAGGGTGTAAGGCAAAAACGTATTATATTAAAGACGACAAATTAAAAGAATCATTAATCTCCCTTGGCCTTAGCGGTCATTCAGCAATTGACAAGTTTATCCCATTATCGTATAAATATGGCACAATTGATGAACGAAAAAGATTAATGCAAGGTCTGATGGATACCGATGGTTATGTTGATGAACGAGGGCACATGTCCTATACAACAATTAGCAATCAGTTAGCGGAAGATGTTGCTTTTATTGTACGTTCATTGGGAGGCAAGGCAACTATTAAAAGGGATACAGCTGGCTATAAAAACAAGAATGGCGAGTTTATAATGTGTAACGATGCCTACACAGTTTATATTATGACTAAGATGGACCCAGAGCTTGTACATATTAGTCGTAAAAAAGAACGCTGTCGAGCAGAATTCAACGGCGGGGCGTCTGAGCTTGGGAAAAGAATTGTAGACATTGAACCGATAGGAAAACGTCTTGGCCGATGTATAACGGTAAGCGACCCTTCTGGCCTATATGTTACCGACGATTTCACCGTTACCCATAACTCATATCTCGCCTCCTGTTGGCTCATCTACATGTGCATCAGATACGCTGGTGTGCGTATGTTTGTCGCCCGTACCACCCTCAAATCAATCCGCAATTCTACCTGGAAAACTATCTTTGACGTGCTTAGAGACTGGGGATTCGTCCAGGACAAGCATTTCAAGGAGAACGTCATATTCGGATACCTCGAATTCTGGAACGGCTCAACGATAGAAATGGTCGAACTTGCACCGTCTAACGTCGATCCAGAATATCAGCGACTCGGTTCTGCAGAATATACTGGAGGCTACATAGAAGAGGCCGGTGAGGTTGACGAGAAAGGTGCAGAAGTACTTATCTCCCGTATCCGATACAAGGTACAGGAGACAACGGTTACCCAAAAATGTCTGCTCGGTTCCAACCCATCACTCAACTGGATAAAGAAGCGTTTCGTGTATGACGATGAGGGCAATGAGGTACAATGCGCTGAGGGTGATATGTTTGTCCCGTTTACCGTATATGACAACCCTAACGCAAGTTTCCGTATGCAGTACATCCAGAACCTTATGCGAATCAAGGACATTGCGCTGAGAGAAAGATTGCTTAATGGAAACTGGTTATGGGTCGATACGAATATGGCCGCAGCTTATTGGGCTTTCGACGGCTCGGTACACCTCGGTCTCAACGTAAAGGAACAGTTCTACGACCCCCTCAAGCCTCTGGTGCTTGCGTTCGACTTCAATGTGCTTCCGTATATGAGTTGCCTTGTACTCCAGTTTGACTACGGTTCCAAAGTGGTATATGTACTGGAAGAGATACTCGGCACACCTACCGAAAAGACCAACAATACTCCAGCGCTTGGAAAGAAGATAGCGAGGAAATATCTTACCGAAGGACATCTCGGAGGCCTTGTAATTACGGGTGATCCAGCCGGTTTGGCCAGATCAACCCAGACCGAGGACAACGTGAACAACTTCTCGATTCTGATGGACAAACTATCCGCTCCGCAATTGCAAGCCACAAAGAAGCTGCTTACCACCCAGCCTCCATTGATACAGCGTCTGGAGTTCGTCAACTCGGTCCTGGAAGGCAAGATAGACGGATGGACAGTGCTGATAGATATGAGATGCAACAAGTTCAAGGAGGACCTCATCTATCAGCGTAAGAATCAGGATGGTACAAAGGAAAAGAAAAAGGTAGAGGATCCAAAACTAAGGGTCAAGTATGAAAAATACGGGCATTTGTCGGACTGCTTTGACTACGCCCTGTGCTACTTCCTCTCAGACCTGTTCACCAAGTTCAAGCGTGGAAGGACAGCGGTATCAGTTACAACCGTTTCACCCTCAATGATTTCAGACACATTCGATTGGTAAATTTACCTATTCATTAATAAAAATTAAAGAATGTACAGACGATTTCTCTGTGACAGCGACTACCTTTCATTACTGACAAAAGAGGCACTCAGCCAACTTGTTAGAGAGGTTCCAGACAGGATCTGGCAGGCCGAAGAGGCCTCAGAAGCCTCGATTCTGGAGTATCTTCATGGCAAGTACGAGATTGAGAAGGCTCTGGAGGTAGGCAAGATCATCAAGGATTACAATCCTCAGATAACATATCCCGCTGGCGCTCATTTCCTTATCGATAACCACCCATATAGGGCCTTGCGTACCATCCAGGGTAACAAGCGCCCTTCTTCAGTGATATACTGGGAAGAGGTTCTGGATACCGATATCGAGATGATGACACCAGAAGAGGAGGACGAATTCGCAAAGGCAATAGAGGATTCGTTCCAGCCCCAGGAAGAGGAGGAGGCGTTGATTCGCCCATATTCGCTTAGGATTCCAACTCAGTTCTTCCCCGACCTCCCGTTCTGCAGAGGTTCCAAGAAGGCTCGCAAATATTCGCAAAGGAAGGACTATCTGGCTGGTGAATACGTGAAGTTTGCCGAGAAATACTACAGGTGTCTCGCCCCAAACGGCCCATCCTACAACGATATCCAAGTTCCATCCGTAACTGGCTGGGAGGAGGTGGAGGTAGTTGATTGGGAGATTTTCGTTGAGTATCCAGTTAACCAGGTGGTTGCATACGAAGGCTACTTCTACGCTCTCCTTACCCTTGATGGCTACGATACTTCCGTCAACCCGAAAGAGGCCGACGATTCGATATGGGGCCAGATTGCCGACTACGATCCGAATGAGAGGTACGAGTTCGTCGACACCGAATGGGTGGTATGCGATGACAAGGTATGGATACCTACTATGGATCCTAACGCAACTGTTCTGGAAGAGGGTGTCAACTATGCCAAGCATGATCCGAGGAACATCAACCTCAAGAAGCATCTTCTTCGCATGGCCGTATATGAACTACACAAACTCATAGCGCCTCACAACATCTCGACAGCAAGAATCACCGATTACGAGGCTTCCCTCCAGTGGCTCAAGGATGCAGCTAGGTTCGCTATCGACCCTGGTATCAGACGGTGCATGGACCATACAACCCACAAGCCAGTCACCGACTATGGAATCGCCACGTTCCGCCGTGACTACGACCCCTATCAGAACGAGTGGCAAATTTAATACGTTAATCCGCAATGGCACAAATCTTCAAATCACTTATAGGCGAAACGCTTGAATTCTCCTGGCCGATCACTACCAGCGGTCAGATCATCCCACTTGAAGGAAGGAACCTATCGCTTGTGCTGGTAGGTCCTGACAACGTAGAGATTCCGCTCGACTACACCATTGAGCACACCAACGTGGTATGCTTTACCTACGAGGGTGCGAGCCAGTCCGTTCCAGGCATCTATACGGCCACGCTCTATGAAAACAGGGGCGAGGAGAACCAGGCTGTGGTGGATCAGGACGCCTTCGAACTCGTCGAGACAATCGATCTTTTCAACTGGGGCAACAATACGTCGCTGTGGTCAGTTACCAAGCATGAAAGCAAGGAGGATGGCGGAGTCAACACTCTTGTGCTTCGTTTCTCCAATAGAAAGACTTTAGAGCTTCACACAGTTAACGGCTCCAAGGGTACTGGTTCCTATGACGCCATCACCGATGAGGAGATCGACGCCATGTTCAGCGACGAAAGCAGCGACCAGCCCACAGTGCTCCGATTCGCCAGCCAGGACGGATTGCGCCGTTTCCTTAACAAGTTGAAGACCATGTTCGTCGACGGTCTTGGCGTAAGTGGCGATGCCCTTACCTGGACTGTCGGTAATCGTGTACTTCATATCACCGTTCCTTTCGCCACCAAGGCTGCAAAGGATGCGAACGGCAATGATATCCATTCCACCTATGCAACCAAGAATGAGGTAAACGCCAAGCAAGGCACCATCGATGATCTGGAAGAGATTCGAAGAGGCGCTCGACTTGGCGCTACATCCATCCAGGAGCATCAGGATATCTCTGGTAAGCAGGATAACATTGCTGACCTGGAAGAGATCAGGCGTGGTGC